AATGAAATTGATTAGGGAGAAGTATCCCAATTACCAAGACATGTTTTCGCAGGCTGAATTAGAGTCTTTGATTAAAGATTTAGATAACAAAGACAAACTAAAAATGTTTAGAGAAACCGGCTTTACGCAGAAACTATCCGGTGAAGTAGTTAGCCCGGGTAAAGCAGCAACAGCCGTTGTTGGCAAAGCAAGCAAAGTTAAGGATGTGGTTAAGGCTCTAACCCCTAGAACCAAAAAGGGTAAAGCAGTTGTTGGTGGTCTTGGACTACTTGGCTTAGGTATATTTGAATCTGCTCGTGGTGGAGAAACTACAACTTCCGGTACTGAGCAGACCATGACTTCCGAAGAAGCGCTCCAATCGCAACAGAATATGGATTTACAATTAACCCTTGCTCAAATGCAGGCTGAAGGAATTGACACTACTGCCTTATTGCAGACTCCTGCAGGTCAACAGATACTGTCTAATCCCGCATTTAATCTTGCTGGACTTGTAGGCTCAAGCAACATTCCAGTGATGGCTAACATGGGTGTATATGTTGGAAACATGCCCCGACCAAAAGCACCTGTTGCTAAGTCACCAGATGAAGCCCGTGCTCAATCTGCAGCAGGACTCACTGGTGTAAAAAAAGATACGATTAGCCTAACCGAATGGAAGCAACAATTCCCAATAGGCGACCCTAAGAAACTTGCAGAGTGGAAAAAGACTCTTGTAGATGCTGGTGTTGTATCAGCAAGTGCAGGCTTAGATGAGTTAAAAAAGAACTGGGAATTTTGGGGTCAGATGTCAATGGACTCTGTACGCAATGGACAGAACCTAACCCCTTATCAATTGCTTGCAATCCAAAGAGGTCTATGGGGTGGAGGCGGAGGAAACGAGCCTTCTTACAATGTAAACCTCATCAAGAAAGAAAACTCTCGTACTCTGCTTAAGCAATTCATGGAAGCAGAAACTGGTCGCGTTATTTCCGATGATGAGGCAAACGAGTTTGCTAACTTGATTCGTCAGAAGCAACTTGCCAAGCCAACCAAAACTGAAGTTAAAACAGTTAAGGGCAAGAAAGTTACAGTTACTACACCCGGATTTGGTGAGGCTGAGGCTGCAAAGATTGCGGAACAGCGTGCTATGCAAGACCCACTTTATCAAGAGTTCCAGACTGCTAATGTATTTGGTAGCGCCCTAGAGAAAGCATTGGGGGTTAGAGGCTAATGGCTAGACCAAACAATGTGATTGATGGTGGAGGAAATCCATTCTCAGAAGATGATGACAACACAACAATGCCATCAATGACAACATGGATTGTCAACCTTCTTAAAAACGAGCCACAACTCAAGGCTATCTATGATGCAGTACGCGACCCCGTTACGGGTAAGTTTCTTTACAATGTAGACACCATTGTTGACATGATTACCAGCAGTGACTGGTATCTAAATAAGGGTCCAACAGTTGCCGGAAACATTGCTGGTCGTTACAAGTATGGCGAGAAGTGGTATCAGGGCAAATTAAATGAATTTAAGATAACCATTTCAGGTTTAGCCAATGGAATGGGTTTAGATGTAAATGATAAGGGCATCGCTGAATACTTAAACAGCCTAGCCGAAGCATCCTTCCTAAATGGTTGGGATACCGATTACATTGAAAACACCATCATTGGCAATGCTGACATTGTTAGCAAGGCTGGCGGTGGGTTATACCAGAGCCAAGTTCAAGACTTAGCATCCTACGCAAAACTTATGGGCATGGACTTGAGCGAGCAGACAATGACCGACTATCGCCGCCGTCTTATGGGTAGCGTTAATCCTGACGGCTTCCGTACTCGTGCTACACCTGACCAAATTAAAAAAGAGATTGCAGATATGCAGGCTAAGAACTATGCGTTCTTTGCAGATGACTTTGCTGCTGGTCGTACCCTTTGGGACTTGACTACCTTACATCGCAAGAAGTGGGCAGACCTACTAGAAGTAGACGAGGACACCCTTGATTGGAATGACCCGCTTTGGAAAGACGGCAAGATTTTCTCTTATGTAGATGAAAAAACTGGCAAGGTTGCTATGCGCCCTGCTTGGGATGCAGAGAAGTTAATTAAGCAAGATGAACGCTGGCAATACACCGAAAACGCTACACGGCTTTATGAGAACTATGGAATTAAAATTCTAAACAAGTTCGGATTGGCGGCTATCTAATGGCTTTGACACCTGAAGAAAGACAAAAGCGTTTAGATGAACTAAAGGCTGAACGCGAAAAGCGCTTAGAAGATGCTGCTAAGGCTCGCGCCGAAGCCGACCCAATGCGTAACCCCACTGTTCGCCCAGAGGCTGTACAAGATGACCCTAACATGGTTAAGTATTACGGCTGGATTGGTGGCGCATCAAGTGGTCGTTGGAAACTATATGAAACTCCAGTAGATAGTCCAACGGCGGTATCCGCAGCACAGCGCTCGCAAGGTGGACAAACACAGGCTACCTTTAGCAGTGCAGTTGGCGCTAATACTGTAGTTGGTCCTGCTGGCACGCCGACTGTTGTTGGAGATGGAAGCACAGATAGTAGTACTCCTGTTTCCGGAGATGGAACTAATCAATTTAAATTTGTTGGTGGAATACTTTTATTTAATGGTAAAGCATTTAGCGGAACCTATGAAGGTAAGTCATACCAAAATGGTAGAGTATTTACAACTTCCAACACCGGTGGTGGCGGTGGTGGAGGTGGAGGCGGTACCGGAGGCGGTGGCTTAACCCAAGCCGATATGGATGCCGCTATAGCCAAAGCATTAGCAGAACAACAGGCTAAATTTGATGCACTTGCTGCAAAGCAAAAGGCTGAAGCCGATGCTGCTAAGTTAGCCGTCAAAGTAAAGGCTAAAGATAAGTTAACAGCAATGTTTGCTGCTTATGATTTAGGAAACCTTGCAGGATTTATTGACCGCCGCATCATGGCAGATGTTTCAGAAGAACAAGTACTCCTTGAATTATACGAACAAGAAGAATACAAAAGGCGTTTTCCCGGTATGGAGGCACTTCGCAAGAAGGGTCGCACTATTACCGAAAACGAGTACATGAACATTGAAAAACAAATGACTCAGACTGCTCGTTTCTTTGATTTGCCTAAAGGCTTTTATGATAACCCCGAAGATTTCGGCAGGCTTATCGGTAATGAAGTATCAGCCAAGGAATACCAAGACCGCTTGCAAATAGGTCAAGATTTGGCTCGTACTCTCAATACTTCCGTAAAGCAACAACTCATAGATTTCTATGGCGTAGGCGAAGGAGATTTAACCGCCTATGTTCTTGACCCTGATAAGGCTTTGAGCCTAATTCAGAAGCAGGCTAAGGCAGCACAGTTTGTCGGTCTAGGTCGTGCAGCAGGATTCAGCCTGCCAAGCATTACCTCGCAACAGGCAGAAGCGATAGCCGGTACCGAGTCCTACGCTAAGTTGAGTGAGGCTCAACTCAAGCAAGCGCTTGGTCAAGCAGGCGAACTACGCCGTACACAACAGCGCCTAAGTGACATTGAAGGCATGACCTACAATGAGCAAGAAGCGCTTAACGCAGTAGTTGAAGCAAACCCACAAGCACTACTTGCATCACAGCAAAGAGCACTGCGTGAGGTTGCAAGATTTAGTGCCCGTGGTGGAGTCACTGGCGCTTCGCTACGCGACATAACCGCAATATAAAGAATCCCCACTCTGACCGACCAGCCCAGAGGGGTGTACAAGACTGGTAGCAATAGCCAATTTGGTTTCCCCGAACCTCATTGTGGATTGCGAATACAACTAACAAAGGGAGATAGGTAGATGGCTACCAATTACTACGATGACGAAGATGACGACACAACTACTGATGTTGTAGGTCAACTCCGTAAAGTCAATCGCACGCTAGAAAAGCGTGTGAAAGAACAAGAACAGGAGTTGGCAAATCTGAAAAATCAGACTCGTCAGCGTACTGTCAAGGATGTATTGCAGGCTAAGGGATTGAATCCAAAGATTGCTGCGTTCATACCACAAGACATTGACACCTCTGAGGAGGCAATCAATAACTGGGTAAATGAATATGGCGATGTATTTGGCATCCAAGCACCAGAAGAAAAGCCCGCAGAAAAGAGTCCAGAAGTCAAGGCTCAAGCAAGAATCAACAACATGGTCGCCACTGGCACTGCGCCAGATATTGACGAAGATGCTTTTGCAAAGATTGCTAATGCTAAGACTAAAGAGGACTTAGACATACTCCTTGGTTTGAATTAACTTATTTATTCATCAACCAATCACCACAGGAGGTGAACCTAAATGGCATATACAGACACATCGGCTCTCGGTGGTTTAGTCAAAACCGCTTATGACCGCTATGTTGAATTTGCCCTTCGCGCACAGCCGATGATTCGTGCTGTTGCCGATAAGAAGCCTGTACAACAGGCTATGCCGGGGTCATCCGTTGTATTCTCACTTTACAACGATTTGGCTGCTGCAACTTCTGCACTCACAGAAACAACTGACCCAGATGCAGTTGCACTTAGCGATGTTGATACAGTTTCCGTTACTCTTACTGAGTACGGCAACGCATCACTCGTAACTCGCAAACTCCAGTTGTTCTCTCTCTCCGATGTTGACCCTGCTGTTGCAGACATCATCGCATTTAACATGGCTGACTCTCTTGACATCGTGGCACAAACCACGCTTCGTCAGGGCAACAATGTTATTTACTCCGGCTCAACCGCAACCAGCACCGCGACAATCTCAGCAGCAGCAACTCTTGATTCTGCTGACATCCGCAAGGCTGTTGCTAAGTTGCGCTCAAACAAGGCTGTTCCACGCGCTGGAAGCCTTTACTGGGTTGGTATCCACCCAGAAGTATCACACGACCTCCGTGCAGAATCAGGTTCTGTCGGCTGGCGTGATACCCACGCACACACCGATGCTTCACTCGGCAATCTATTTGCTGGAACCATCGGAACCTACGAAGGTGCGTTCTTCGTTGAGAACCCACGCATGTACTC